AAGAGCAATGCGTGGCGGTGGTATGGCTAAGAAAGCTGGCCCTGCTAATAAAAAAGGAATGCGTAGCGGAGGTTCAATGAAAAGAAACCTTCGTGATGAAGAAGCTAGAGTAATTGGCGTACAGGATAATGCATCCGATGAGATGCGTAGAGTTAAAGCTCGCCGTCCAATGGATGCAGCAGAGCGCAGAGATAAGAAAGCAGAGCTTTCTCGTGTAGGATCGCGTGAGCGTAATGCCCGTGATGAGATGGATAGGCTACGCAAAAAAGCCGTAGGTCTTGGAATGAAGTCTGGAGGAAAGACCAAGAAGCAAGGTTACAACGACAAGCTGGATGAGTCTTTAGGAGCCAGAAATAAAACCAAAGGAAAACAGTCACTTAAGTCTAGACGCAAAGAAAGCGAAGGAATGGAAAAAGCTTCAGGCAAAAGAAAGTTTTCGGCTGTAGGCACAATGGACAAATCAGGTGCTAGTAAAAAGAAATCAAAAGCTAAAAAATCATCAGCGGCTAAGTCTTTATCTCCCAAGATAAACCAACACAAGCGTATGGCGATGGGCGAGAACGTCCTGACTGGTAAAATGATTAAGAAAGCCAGCGGCGGCAAGATTACTAAGACCAAGGCTCCGAAACGTGCGCCAGCAACCACGGGTGTAAAACTTAACATGGGCGCTCCTAAGAGCAAGACAATCAATGCTCGCGGCATGGGAGCTGCCATCAAGGGCGGTCAATTCAGGACTAACACTTAGTGGCTATTGAGAAATCCTATTATACCAATGGTGAAGCTCCTCCTATGGGGGAAGAGTTAGTCATTGAAGTAGAGAACCCTGATTCGGTTACTGTATCTACAGATGACATGATGATGACTATGGACTTTGATGAAGAAGCCCAGACTCCTAATCATTATGACAATCTTGTTGATTACATGGATCAGGCTGATCTGGATTCGTTAGGTAGCGAGCTTGTTGGTTTGTACAAAGCAGATCACTCAAGCAGACATAACTGGGAAGAATCTTATCTAAAGGGTCTTGATCTTTTAGGTATGAAGTTTGAAAACAGAACAACCCCTTGGGACGGAGCCTGCGGCGTGTTTCATCCGCTGCTGAGTGAAGCCGTTGTCAGGTTCCAATCTCAAACCATTATGGAAATCTTTCCTGCGAGTGGGCCAGCTAAAACCACTATTGTAGGAGCTTTGACTGACCAAAAAGTAAAACAAGCTGAACGTGTTCAAGAGTATCTTAATTACTTAATGACCACGAAGATGACGGAATACCGCACAGAAACAGAAAAGCTTTTGTTTTCACTGCCTATTGCAGGCTCTGCTTTTAGAAAAATCTATTTTGATCAAACACTTGGGCGGCCTTGCTCCATGTTTGTTCCGGCAGAAGACTTTGTCGTTAACTACGGCACAGCAGACTTAGAAACCGCAGAGCGTTGCACCCATGTGATGAAGATGGAAGCTAACGATGTGTTGAAATTACAGCAAAGTGGCTGGTATGCAGACATCGAACTGCCTGCTCCTGCACCCGATACCACAGAGATTGCTGAGAAATACGACAAGATGACGGGATTTACCCCAAATTATGAGGTAGATCAACGACATACGCTTCTTGAGATGATGGTCAACGTAGATTTGGCTGGCTTTGAAGATTTAGAAGACAACGAGCCTACCCATATTGGGTTGCCTTACATCATAACCATAGATAAATCGTCTAATATTATTTTGTCTATTCGTAGAAACTGGAAAGAAGAAGACGAATTAAAAATAAAGCGTCAACATTTTGTTCATTATCAGTATTTACCGGGGTTTGGGTTCTACGGATTTGGCTTAACCCACATGATTGGGGGCTTAACTAAGTCGGCTACTTCTTTATTGCGTCAATTAGTTGACGCTGGAACTCTAGCTAACCTTCCGGGTGGCTTAAAAGCCAGAGGATTACGAATTAAGGGTGATGATTCCCCTATTATGCCGGGAGAGTTCAGAGATGTGGACGTTCCGGGTGGTGTAATCAAGGATAACATTACATTCCTGCCGTATAAGGAGCCATCTGCGGTATTGCATCAGATGCTTCAGGAAATTGTAGAGGATGGTAGGCGGTTTGCCTCTGCTGGTGACGTAAAAGCTGCTGATATCAACGGTGAAGCGCCAGTAGGTACAACTCTTGCGCTTCTTGAGCGTGAGATGAAGGTGATTAGCGCAGTTCAAGCGCGTATTCATGCTTCCATGAAGCAAGAGCTATCGATTCTTTCTACCATTGTAGCTGAGGAAGGGCCGACTGCTTATCCTTATGAGTCTGAGCAAGAGGCTGTTACTTCTGAGGACTTTGATGACAGGGTAGACATTATTCCTGTAAGTGATCCTAACGCAGGAACGATGGCTCAAAGGATTATGCAGTATCAAGCTGCTCTTCAGTTGGCTCAACAAGCCCCTCAGATGTATAACTTGCCTTTACTGCATCGTCAGATGCTTGAAGTTTTAGGTATACGAGATGCAGACAAGATTGTTCCCAACGAAGATGACATGAAGCCGACTGATCCTGTTTCAGAGAACATGAATATTATTATTGGTGATCCTGTTAAGGCTTTTATGTACCAAGACCATGAGGCCCACATTAAGATTCACATGGCAGCGATGAATGACCCAGAGATAGCAGAAAAGCTTAACCTTTCTCCTGATGCTCAAATTAAACAAGCAGCGATGAATGCTCACATAGCTGAACACGTTGCGTTTAAATATCGAAAAGACATTGAAAGGGAGCTGGGCGCTCACTTACCTCCTGTTGATTCTACGCTTCCTGAGGATGTGGAAGACAGGTTGGCTAAACTCGTAGTTCCTGCTGCGGAACAGCTTACCGGAAAAGCCGCACAGCGTGTTCAGGCAGAACAAATGGCAGCTCAAGCGGAAGACCCTGTCTTACAATTGCAAAAGGCTGAGCTTCAGTTAGAAGATAAAAAGATTACTGCTAAGACTGAAGTGGATATGGCTCGTATTGATGCTGATCTTACTGAGGCAGCAGAAAGAATAGCTTCAACCGAAAAGATTGAAGGTGCTAGATTAGGTGTTAAGATTGCAGAAACAAGCAGTAAGGATGAGCTTGAGTCTAAAAAGATTGCTTCTAAAGATAAGCTTGAAGGCGCAAAAATTGGCGTTGAGATAGCAAAAGAGATTATGATTGACGAAAGAACCAAAGAAATAACGGATCGTGATAATGAATGATGTTGATCTTATCTCTCGTTTAAAGAAGAAAATAAGAGAACATATGAACGATACTGCTGATCATATGAGTGCTGATGGATGTCGTACAATAGAAGAATATAAAAAGTGTTGTGGGATTATTGAAGGACTCGCATTAGCTGAAAGAGAATTGCTTGATATGGTAGAAACCGTAGAAGAAAACTAATCTCCGCATTGTGCGGTGCATAGTGACTCTGGACACTTATTTCCAGTGCAAGGAAACCTAATGGCAAAAGCATTAGCAAGCGTAGGCTCTGTAAGCGTTGAGTCTAACGAAACGGAAGCTAAAACTTCTGAAGAAGAGAACACAGAAATTCTTCAGGAGCAGGAAAAAGCTCACCAGCTACCTGAACCTCAAGGGTATAAAGTCTTAATAACCATACCTGAACCAGACAAAACCAGCGAAGGAGGCATCCTTAAAGCTCAAGAAACCATTGAGAAAGAGGAAGTAGGCTCTATGGTAGGTTTTGTCATTAAGTTAGGGCAAGACGCTTATAAAGATGAGAAGCGTTTTCCTAACGGCCCATATTGCAAAGAGGGAGATTTCATTATTATGAGGTCTTATTCTGGCACTAGGATAAAAGTTCACGGGAAAGAATTTAGGCTTATTAACGATGACAGCGTAGAAGCTGTTGTTCAAGACCCTAGAGGAGTTATGAAAGCATGAGCGAAGAAACTAATGAAATAGAAACATCTTCTGAGGATCAATTCTTTGGTGTGAAGTCTAGGGTTAAAGATGAGCCTGTAGACGATTCTGATGTTGAAATTATTGATGATACTCCTGATCAAGATCGAAAGCCTGCTAGACAGGAAGCTAATCAATCTAATGAATACGATGATGATGTCACTCAAGAAGAGCTGGAAGGCTACAGTCAGAAAGTGCAAAAGCGCATTAATAAATTGCGAGCCGTTAATCATGCTGATCGCCGTAAAAGGGGTGAGGCTGAAAGAACGCTAACTGAACATGAACGCATTACTGTAAAGCTTCATGATGAAAACCAGAAACTTAAGAAACTGCTACGCCAAGGCGAGACAGCTATTATTGATTCTGTTGGTAAGAAAACTGCCTTAGAGATAGCACAGGCTGAAGAACAGTTTAAATCTGCACATGAGTCAGGTGATACTTCTAAAATTGCCGAAGCTCAAAAAGCTTTAACTGACGCTCAGATTCGTCAGAGAGATATAGTTGGAAGGTCGCAGCGTTTAAAGAATGCGCCCCCTGTCGAGGAATCTCCTCCACCAATTCCAGAGCGACCACGTTTAAGTCAAGCTCAAGAAAGATGGCAAAGCGATAATCCTTGGTTCCAGCCAACCGCAAGAGAAGGAGAGCAAGTACCTTCTATTCATAAAGAAATGACAGCGGTAGGTTATGCTATACACGACACTCTAACTAGAGAGTTGGGCATTGATCCTGTCGCGCAAGAAGAAAGGTACTATTCAGAAATAGATAAAAGAATGCGAACTAGATTCCCTGATTATTTTGGGGAGGAGGAAGCAGTTGAGGAAACTCCAGTAAGTCGGACTGCTCCCGTAGCTCGTAGTAACAGCAACGTGGTTTCTCCATCTAAGCGAAACAATGGAGCAAGAACACGCAAACTTCGACTTACCAAGTCTCAAGCTGAAGTCGCTAAAAAGCTTGGGATATCCAATGAACAGTACGCTGCTGAACTGATTAAGTAGGAGAAAGCAATGTCTAAAGAAATTAGCGCAAAAGAGGTGGATACCACCAACCGTTCTGAAGAGGAACGCAGTCAAGAATTAAGACCAAGCGATGCTTGGAGACCCGCATCTGCACTCCCTGATCCAACTCCCATAAAGGGTTGGGCTTTTCGCTGGATTCGCACCAGCTCATTGGGACAGGCAGATAACACAAATGTCTCGCAAAAGATGCGTGAAGGATGGATACCTGTGAGAGCAGAAGATCATCCTGAGTTAAAAGTTATGTCGGATGTTGAGTCCCGATTTAAGGGAAATGTTGAAGTAGGCGGTCTTTTGCTTTGCAAGATTCCTGAAGAGGAAATTTCTAAGCGAGGGCAATACTACAGAGACTTAGCTCAAAATCAGATGGATGCTGTTGACAATAGTTTTTTGCGAGAAGAAAACCCTGTTATGCCTTTAATTAAAGATAGGTCTAGCAGGACAACTTATGGTAGAAATCGAGGATAGTTCTGTAAGGGGCTGTCTTCATTAATGACAATAGGAGACTACTATGTCTGCGACTGCAACCCCTATGGGAGCAGAACCAGTTGGCGGATTATCCGCTTGTGGTTCGTTCTCTGGTAAGGTTCGTCATATAAAAATAGCCAGCGGTTATGCTGCTAATATTTTTTATGGCGATTTTTTAAAGTTGGTTAATACTGGTACTGTTGAAAAAGATACTGGTACAGCCACTGCTACTCCGGTTGGTATTTTTATGGGGTGTTTCTACACAGACCCTAACACTAGCCAACCTACTTTTAATCAAAGCTGGCCTACTGGAACTGTAGCGTCTGACGCTATGGCTTATGTTCTAGATGATCCTGATGCTGTATTTAGAATGCAAGCAAACGGCTCTTTGGCTCAATCGACTCTTGGCAATAACATTGCTATTGTTCAAACCGCTGGTACGGTTCAAGCTGGTCGCAGTAAGAATTCAGTTAATGCAAGCACTGCTGCTACTACTAACACCTTACCTTTACGCATACTCGAATTTATGGATGGCCCAGATAGCACTGTAGGTGACGCTTTTACAGATGTTCTCTTGACTTATAATGCGGGAATGCATCAATACAGAAACGCCACTGGCGTATAATAGGAGACTAACGAATGGCTATTTCAAGAGCGCAAATGCTCAAAGAGCTACTTCCGGGTCTTAACGCCCTGTTTGGCTTAGAGTATGCAAAGTACGAAGACGAGGACAGAATGATTTACGAAACTGAATCTTCTGACCGTTCGTTTGAAGAAGAAGTAAAGTTAAGTGGATTTGGCGCTGCGCCTGTGAAGCCTGAAGGTTCTGCAATCAATTATGATTCAGCACAAGAAGCTTTCACTGCTCGCTATACTCACGAGACTATTGCTCAAGGTTTCGCTATTACTGAAGAAGCTATGGAGGATAACCTCTATGCGTCTTTGTCTCAGCGTTACACTAAGGCATTGGCAAGAGCGATGGCTTACACCAAGCAAGTTAAAGCTGCTTTCCCATTAAACAATGGTTTTACTAACGCTTATCAATCTGGCGATGGTACTAACTTGTTTTCTGCGGTAGGTGACGGAGTTGCTGGCGGTGGTGGTCACCCTCAAGTTAACGGTGGTTTTAATTCAAACCGTCCTGCTACAGGAGCTGATTTAAACGAAACTTCATTAGAAGACGCAATCATTGCGATTGCTGCTTACACTGATGAGCGTGGACTTTTGATCGCTGCTAGACCAAGACGTTTGATTGTTCCGCCTAACTTGATGTTTGTTTCTACCAGAATCTTAGATTCAGAGCTTCGCGTTAGCACAGCTAACAACGACATCAATGCTATTAAGAACAACGGTTCTATACCTGAAGGTTACTCTGTCAATCATTATCTGACTGACAATAACGCTTGGTATATTATTACTGACGTTCCGAACGGCATGAAGCACTTTGAGCGTACTCCGCTTGAAACTTCAATGGACGGTGATTTCGACACTGGTAACGTGCGCTACAAAGCGCGAGAGCGTTACAGCTTCGGCGTTTCTGATCCACTAGGTATATTCGGTTCACCCGGAGCCACCTAGAGTAAGTGAGTTACAGATAGGGAGCTTCGGCTCCCTGTTTGTTTAATTCTGGGAACATATNAGTTTTAGCGACCATCCCAGTGGACGTTACGAAGACGCTAAGACGAATCCTTTCGTAAGAGGTATTTCTAATGGCTANAAGATCAAGAAGCTCGTTTGGTGTACTTAGAGCGCTTGGCGGCTACTACATGCAAAGTGCCGACTCTATTGTCGCTTTGACCGCTGACACCATAATCAATCCTGATGAACACGCTGGTAAATTAATTCTTATTAATAACTCCACGCTGACCATCACCCTCCCAACTATTAATAACGACATGGAGCCTATTACTTCTGGCCCAGACGAAAACCCTAATAGTTTAAACAACACTGGTATTATGTATGATTTCTTGTTCCTAACAAGTTCTGGTACTAGCACCACTATTCAAGGCAACAGCTCCGCTGATTTAATGATGGGCGGTATTATGTCTGTCAAGAATGGGCTTACTAATGTGCATTTTCATCAACCTAACGGAAGTAGCAACTACCAGATCGTTATGAACGGCGGTACTACTGGTGGTGTTGCTGGAACTCGTTTGAAAATTCAAGCGGTTTTTACCAACAGATACTTTGTTGAAGGCACTAGTATTGGAACCGGAACTTTAGCGACTCCTTTTGCTGGTTAATAAATAGCGGGGTTCGCCCCGCTTTTTGGAGGATGAAATGGCAGATGCACTTACAAGCCAAGTAATCGTAGACGGCCCAAGAAATGCCGTTTTAAAATTTACAAATGTTAGCGATGGTACTGGTCAGTCTGCTGCTGTTTTAGTAGATGTTTCTACTCTTAGCTCAGACCCTCTTACCAAGCAAGTTTGTAATGGCGTTACTTTGCAATCAATAATTTATTCTAATGTAGGTATGGGCGTAGAGTTATTTTGGGACGCTACTACCGATGTTCCTTTGTTAAATCTTTTGGAAAACTGGTCAGATCAATTGGACTTTACTCCAACGGGTATTCCTAACAACTCAGGATCAGGAAGGACTGGAGACATATTGGTCACCACTAGCGGAGCTGGTGCAGGAGATACTTATATGTTGCTCTTAACTTTAACAAAATCTTATGCAAGCGTTTAAGGCATTCTATTATGGCTAAATTAGA